TTGATATTAGTGGTTCTACAAAAATGGATTTAGATAGTAATGGTCTATCTGTAATAGTACCCGCTACCTTTGCAGGCAATGTTCAAATACAAACAGGTAGTTCTGTAGGCAAATTTGCTGTTATGGCTACTTCTGTTCATGGCTCGTATGATTTTTATAACAATGGAACATCATATTTTAATGGTGCGGTTATTGTTGATGATGCATTAAATATATCAGGTAGCAATAGAGCATTAAAAATAAATGGCACAACAGTAATAGACTCAGGACGTAATGCCAATTTTGTTGGTGTAACTGGTCAAACCCTTGGTGTAGACAACACCTCAAACTCTACAAAGTACGGAATAAGTCTTTACGGTAGTGCTAGTGCAGCAACTAACCCAACATACGGAATGATGTTTACTGGTACATCAGGTTCAGGAACGCATGGCTCTGTAACAGGAGATTGGGCTACCTACTTCACTATGAACAGTTCAGCTAATAGGGGTTGGATATTTAGAAATCAAACAGCAGGTAATGTAGCATCAATATCCAATACAGGTAATGCGAAATTTGATGGGACTCTTAACGCAGGGGCAATCACAAGTACAGGTATTCTTACATTAGATACTTCTCCTGCCGCAAATGGAACTGGAGATTTAGTAATTATTCCTTCATTAAGTTCTTCGTCTGGTGTCGGCTTTGCAGGACAAGTTTTTGGCGTAAATATTAAGAATGCTGTTCACTCAACACATAACGCCCCACAAGTAGCAAGTACATGGGGTGGTGTAACAGGTGCAACAGCTATAGCAATTCAAGCAGATGACAATTCATATGGTCAATTTCAGGTTTGGACAGCAGCACAAGATAGTTCAGCAGATGATTTATTAGTTCCTAGATTTTACATTGCAGGCAATGGCAACGCTACCTTTACAGGAACTATTACAGGAACAACTGCTACTGCATCCGCAGGTACCAATACTACTGCACTTGCTAATACAGCCTTCGTACAACAAGAAATTACTTCTCTAATTGGCGGTGCACCTACTGCACTTGATACTCTTAATGAATTGGCTGCAGCAATTAATGATGATTCAAATTACAATACAACACTTACAACAGCATTAGCTACCAAACTACCTTCAGCTAGTTACACAGCAGCTGATGTTCTTACAAAAGTTAAAACAGTTGATGGATCTGGCTCTGGACTTGATGCAGATACTCTTGATGGCATACAAGCTAGTTCATTCTTAAGAAGCGATACTGCAGATTCAGGTGGAACAACTACTGGTAGTTCATTAAATATTCCGTATTTAAAAACTAATATGCTTTTAGTTGGTGCAACAAATTTTGCTGATACAATAAATGGTGCACCTTGGTATGGTTTAGGAAAAAGCACATTAGTTGGTTATCACAGTAACAATTCAACAATGTCTCAGTTAGCAAACTATTGGGGATTAAGACTGCAAACCGCAGGGGCTAGAATAGATATGACTCCCACGGGATATGCAGCAAATATTTTATTTGGTGCTGGTACTGATGTATCTGGTACTACATGGGCAAGAATTAATAGCACAGGATTATATCAAGGTCTAAGCAATATTGTTTGGCACGCTGGAAATGACGGCTCAGGTTCAGGCTTAGATGCTGATACAGTGGATGGTATACAAGGTGCTTCATTCCTAAGAAGCGATACAGCTGACACTGTAACAGGTGTAATTACATTTGCCGCCACTCCTACTTTAGGAGGAACATCTGCTAACGAAGGTGGAGAAATTTTATTTGGTGCTCCAACAGGTGGTGGCTCAGCATTTGCAATAGACAACTATCAAGGTCATGCCAGAATACATACACTTCAATCTGGTAAAAGTTTCCAAATAGTAGGAGCTGGAGAAACAGTAAGAACTACAATAAACACCAACATAGGAACTGTATGGGGGTCTGGTAACGATGGCTCAGGTTCTGGACTTGATGCAGATACTCTTGATGGCATACAAGCTAGTTCATTCTTAAGAAGCGATGCAGCTGATACGTTTAGCAGTCATTTATCCTCAGCTAATAATGTTTCAATTAGATTTGTAGCAGCAAACCCAACTGATGCAAATGATGGAAAAATAGCAGCTGGGTTATTTGGTACAGGATTAAATATTGTTGGTGCACAAACAAGTGCTGGAACTGGCAGACAGGTAAGGATATGGGGAGATGTAATTACTGATGGAGGTCATAAATATTGGAATGCTAATAATGACGGCTCAGGTTCAGGGTTAGATGCAGATACTCTTGATGGCAACCAAGCTACCGCGTTTGTAGTAAAGTCTGGCGACACAATGACTGGTGCCTTAAAGGTAGGAACTAAGTTATACGAAGATTTCGAAAGCTCAGGACATTTTTATTTAGGTAATAATGATTGGGGAAGTTTTATAGGGGGGTCTGTAGGAAATGGTTACTCTGCAACTCATAAAGGAATGTCGTTTAATAATCAGTCAGGAATTATTCCTTGCGTAATACCTATTGACCCAGAAGCAACATACCGTGTAAAAATAAGATTTAAACAAGTTACCGTATCTTCAGGTTCAGGTAAGTTTTACTTTGGTGTTGATACATTAAATGAAGACAAAAGTCGTTTATCTTCAGATACTGCAACATCTTATAACTATGGAGTAGTCATAGGACAAAGCCATAGTGCAGGTACAGTTTACACTTACGAAGATACATTTAGCGGCTACAACGCTACAAATGCTGCAGACCACCAGAAGTTTGATCCTGAAGGTAAATACTTTAACTTAGTATGGATTGCTAATTATCAAGGCTCTGGTGAAGTTGTTATTCAGAGTATTGAGGTTGAAAGATTGCCAGGTTCTATTTGGTTAGGGGACACAAAAGTTATAGATGAATCAAGAAACTTAATAGGTGCGGCAAGTATTAATACAGGTAGGATTGTTACAAGCGGATTATACGGAACAGGTCATGGTAGTTCGATATTACCTATATGGCAATACAATGCAGGTAATACAGGCTACGGTATTGGCTACTACGAAGGAAACCCAGATACTATAAGATTTGATGCTAGTGGTAACTTAATGAGTGGTACTCCTGATTTTGAAATTAGTAGTAATGTTGCAAAAGTAAATGGTAACACAGTTTGGCATACAGGCAACGATGGTAGTGGCTCAGGTTTAGATGCTGATACTCTTGATGGGCAACATGCTTCTTCTTTCCTAACAGGCAATCAGACAATTACATTATCTGGTCATGCCGTTGGAAGTGGAACTACTTCAATACCTGTTACTGTTGAGTATGTTGACTCTAAACTTGATGCAAACAATGTAAATTTAAATAATCCACCAAACTTTCCAGCTTCTGGAAGTCGTGGTGTTGTAGGCTTTTATAATGCTTATTTTCCAACTGGTAGTGGAAATATATCAAATTATAATGCTCCTCTTGATAGTGGTCAGCATTATCATATTCAACAGTTTAATGGGTATTCTACTACTGATGCGCTTTGGAGTTATCAGATTGCTTATAATTTCTATAATCAAGGCATGTACCATAGGAATCAATATAACGGTACTTGGCAAGCGTGGAGAAAATCGTGGGACAGTCTTAATGACGGCTCAGGTTCAGGTCTCGATGCTGATCTACTTGATGGACAACATGGTTCACATTACTTAGCGTGGGCTAATGTTACAGGCAAGCCAACTATACCAACAAACAACAATCAGTTAACAAATGGATCTGCATATTTAACAGCCAGTGGCTCAATAACTGAATCACACAGAGTTTCAGGTAATGCTTTTGCAACAACAGGTTCACCAGGCAGTGCTTTAGAATATCAACAAGCTGCATCAATTACAGACACAAAATTAGCACCTTCAGGTGACTGGCATAATACAATAAGAATGGGTCATGGTAATCCATATAGTTATTACAGTAATACACTTGCAATGCAAATGACAGGTACTGGTACTGGTAGAATAAGAACACAAACGATTTCAAATAATAATGCTTTGGGTTGGAGAGAAGTTTGGGATTCAGGTAACGATGGTTCAGGTTCAGGCCTTGATGCTGACTTACTTGATGGTATGGATTCTAATAGGTTTATATCTGGTACAGGAACTACAGGTACAACTCAGTATACTATAACTGATTGGAATAGCCCAACGAAAAGCGGTTGGTATTCGGACGATGGAGCAAGTAATAAATGGTCAACTGCAAACTGGTCGTCCATTATGCACGTTAAGTTGTATGACAGTAATAATAATTATGCAACTCAATTGGGTTTTGATACTTATAATAATAATTTATACACTAGAACAAACAACAGTGGAACATGGACATCTTGGGATAAAATTTGGCATGCCGGAGTTGATGGTGCAGGTAGTGGTCTTGACGCTGATTTATTAGATGGAAATCAAGCAACAGCTTTTGCTACAGCAGCTCAAGGAACACTAGCAACTAATGCTCTACCGACCAATAATCCAACTGCTACAGGAACATTAGTTTCTCCTATAATTCGAGCTAGAAAAAGTCAAACGCAGGGTAATTATACAACAGCAGCTCTTTGGACAGAATCTTTCAGTTCAACAAATACTGGTATTGCTTTTCATATAAGTGGCAATGTTGGAAAAATGTTAGATATGCGTACCGACGGACATCTCTATTGGGAAAATGGAAGAGTTTGGTCAGCAACATCTGACGGATCAGGTTCTGGTCTTGATGCTGATTTACTTGATGGTCAGCATGGTTCGTATTATCAACCGGCTGGAAGCTATTTAACAGCAGAAACATTATCTTCTACAAATACTGTTACGGTCACAGGTACTAAATATTTCCAACCTGCAGGAAGTGCAACTTCGCCCCTTGGTGGAGGCGGAGGTGCTTCTCTACAGGCATATGCACCTAATAATGGTACTGCTGCTTATATGGCTTTCCATAGAAGTTCACAATATGCTATTAACTGGGGTTTAGATACTTCTAATACAATGGTTCTTGGCGGTTGGTCTTCTTCGACCACTGCGGCTAGAATGAGTATTGGAACAAACGGGTTGATGGTTACAGCAGGCCAAGGAAACTTATGGGGCGCTAGTAACGATGGTTCAGGTTCTGGCTTAGATGCAGATTTACTTGACGGACAACATGCTTCTGCATTCTTAACTAGCTATACCGAAACAGACACTCTAAATACTGTCACTGGTCGTGGAGCAACAACCAGTAATAATGTTGATTTTGGAAAAGTATTAGTTGGCGGCTCATACAGTAATAACGCCTATAACACTGTTTCTTCTACAAGGTTGCTTTTTGGTGGCGGTAATGATCAAGATAACTACCATATTGGGACTAACTTAGAAGATTATGGCGGTAATTATACTAAGTTAGATTTACGCTGGCATACTGGTATTCGTATGGGTGCACAGCCAGGGTATGGTGGTATTAGATTCTTTAACAACGAAGATTTAGGTAGTGTTTTATTTTCTATAGGTAAAGGCGATACTAATATGAGAGTAGAGGGCGGAAATATGCTCTTTACTGGAGATCGATTGGCTATATTTGGTCCAAATACTGGATATTCTAAGGAGCTTGCAATTGGAGGGAATGGAAATCTTTCTACAGCTAACAGAGCTTCTATTGGTGTTACAAATGGTAATTTACATATAGACGCAGCGTCGAGTAATACTACATACTTAAATTTCTATGATGGAACTGGGGGCACAGCTTTTGGTAATGGCGCTGTCGGTATTGTGGCTTGGATGGGGCCAGATGGAGACCTGTGGAAAGGTAGTAATGACAATTCAGGAAGTAAATATTGGCATGCTGGCAACGACGGTGCAAGCTCTGGTCTAGATGCAGATCTGTTAGATGGTTTACACGGTACTTCTTTTGTAAGAACTGATACGGGTTCTACTATTGGAAATAACCATACAGTAACTCAAAGAGGACAATTTACAACTGGTACTTCTGGACAGAACAATTCGACACAAGCAGGACAATTAAATTATCACTATGGTTATCAATTTGGAGGTGCATGGACTAGCCCATTCCCTGATTTAGTATTAGGTTATCACACTGGTGTTAGAATTGGCGGTTACCATGGATACGGAGGCACAAGATTTTATACTGACCATCCTAGTAGAACAACAACTATGCTATTTAGTGTGGGTAATGGAGATGCTCATGTAAGAGCAAACAATAACATTTATGCATATACTTCAGACAAAAGATTAAAAGAAAACTTTAGACCTATTGAAAATGCAGTTGATAAGGTAAAAGCAATAGGTGGATTTATATTTGACTGGCGTAAAGACATGATGGATAAACATGAATTTACTCCTGACCAAGAAAAAGATGATGCTGGACTAATTGCACAAGAAGTACAAAAAGTAATGCCTGCTGCAATTAAACGAGCACCTTTTGACCATGATTTAACAAAACCAAATCAAAGTAAATCTGGAGAAGACTTTCTAACAGTGCAGTATGAAAAAATGGTACCCTTATTAGTCGAAGCAATAAAAGAACAACAGAAACAAATAGATGAATTGAAAAAATTATTGGAGAATAAATAATGAAATATTATAAAACAACTTTATTCAATGTAGGTCCGCCTATAGACATGGAAGATACTACAGTAGTGTACTGTGAAGCACCAGACCCTGGAGAGCTTTTAATTGTAGCGTTAGATACACATTCCAAACCTGTAAAAGAATGGGAAGAAGTAACTAAAGATGTTTATGACAGTAATATTGGGTAAAGAACTATTATAAATAGATATAGAGGAATAACCCTCATGCTAAATTTAAGAGGAAAATAAAAATGGCAATTTCATATAATATTGCATCTGCATATACTGGGACAAGAACCACATCTATGCCAGATCCAGATAACGAAGGCGAAACAATTGAAACAACTCAAGACGTTACTGATGTTGAAGTAACATTTACTGACGATTCATTTACGCCTGACAAAGTTCATACACGCTTTGTTAATGTTTGTTTTGATTCAGACGGTGCTTACGACAACACAGCTACATTAGCTAGAGTTGAAGAAGTTATGGCTGGAGTAGAACACAAAATGGCGCTTGGCGTTATTGCTTAATAGAGGAAAATTTAAATGGCAGTACCAAATTCAAGAGACACATTAATTAATTATTGCTTAAGGGCATTAGGTCATCCAGTAATTGAGATTAATGTTGACGACGATCAGGTATCTGACAGAGTTGATGAGGCTTTACAATTTTATCAACATTATCATTCAGACGCCATAGAAAAAGTTTTTCTAAAACACCAGATAACGCAAACCGATATCGATAATGGCTATATAACTCTTAATGGTTTAGTTACTGAAGTAATAAGAGTTTTACCTATTAGAGATACATTTAGTTCAAACAATTTATTTGATATAAAATACCAAATGCATTTGAATGATATGTTTAGTTTAGGATATATGGGGTCATTGTTAGAATATTCAATGGCTCAAGAATATCTTTCTACTCTAGACATTTTAATAGACTCAGATAGTAAGTTTGCGCAATTTGATAAACATCGTAATAGATTAGAGATACATATGAAGTGGTCAGAAGAAGTAATTGTAGGTAACTATTTAGTAGTTGAAGCTTACAGAATTATAGATCCTGAGACCTTTAATGAAGTTTATAATGACTATTACTTAAAAAAATACTTAACTGCTTTAATAAAAAGGCAGTGGGGTGCTAATCTTTTAAAATTCGAAGGTATGCAAATGCCGGGTGGAGTAACATTTAATGGTCGACAGTTATTTGATGATGCTAATGAAGAGATTCTAAGATTAGAAGAAGAAGTCAGGCTTAATTGGGAAGAACCAGTCGATTTTTACACAGGATAAAAAATGCCTAGGAATGTTTATTTTTCACAGGCAGTAAGATCCGAACAAAACTTATACGAAGATCTTATTGTTGAATCATTAAAAATATATGGACAAGACGTCTATTATATTCCTAGGACTTTAGTAAATAGAGATTCAATACTAAACGAAGATCCTTCATCTAAATTTGATGATGCTTATTTAATGGAAGCATATATTGAAAATGTTGATGGCTTTGAAGGTTCAGGCGATTTATATTCTAAGTTTGGTTTAGAAATTAGAGATGAAGCTACTTTCATAATATCTAGAAAAAGTTGGAATTATGCAGTAGGTTTACACGAAAATAAAGCCAAGCCTAGCGAAGGTGATTTACTATTCCTTCCAATGACAAACTCATTCTTTGAGATTTCATATGTTGAAGATGATTCACCGTTCTTCCAGCTATCAAACTTACCGGTTTATAAACTTACATGTTCATTATTCGAATATTCTGATGAGGATTTTGAAACTGGAGTAGGTGAAATAGACGATAAGACTGGAGCTCAGGCTTATCAATTAGGTATGGACGTTACTGTTACTGGAGGCAATCACTTTGAACACTCAGAGATTGTAACTCAAGAATTGGTTCCAGCTTCTGGCGGAACTGCAGCAATAAAAATATTTGGCGAAGTTCAAACTATTACTAAAACGTCTGATGTAGCTGCAACAATATCAGTTTCTAACATAGGTGTCAGCGGTTCAGAAACATATAGGCAGTTTATAGCTTCTGCATCTAAACCTTTAATTGGTGGCACAAGCACCAACTCATGCGTAATCACTAAAGTGTATGACATCGGAGATAATTCTGAAAATGTTATGCCACAAGATGGTGCTGCACAAAACGTTGCTTTTGAAACTTTAGGCGATAACTTTATAGACTTTACGGAATCAAATCCGTTTGGCGATCCATCGGAGACTTACTAATGTTTGGCGGACACTTTTATCATGCGACAATGAGGAAATCAGTTGCTGTATTTGGAACACTATTTAACAATTTAAACGTAGTTAGAAAAGACGGCAGTGGTGGAATACTAAGCCAAATTAAAGTTCCATTAGCTTACGGTCCTAAACAAAAGTTTTTAGCAAGATTAGACCAAGAAGCTGGATTTGACGCACCTTTAGCAATTAAATTGCCAAGAATGGCATTTGAAATAACAAGTTTAGAATTAGATAATACCCAAAAGGGTATTAAACTTAATAAAATAGTAGAAAATCATGGAAGTGATATTACTAAAAGAAAGACAATAAAAAATTATACATCATATAATATTGGAATGTCGTTATATATAATGACTAAGAACCAAGATGATGGACTACAAATAGTAGAACAAATATTGCCATACTTTCAACCGGAATATACTGTATCTATAAGTCCAGTTGATAATTTTACACATAAACAAGATGTGCCAGTTATATTAGATAGTGTAACTATAGATGATAGTTATGAAGGAGACTTTACCGAACGTAGAGTTCTTATATATCAATTGGATTTTACAATGAAAATGAAGTTTTACGGACCTACTGCTGATGTTGGTCTCATTAGAGAAGTAAATATAGATTTTGAAAAATTTGGAACTACAAACATTATGGAGGAGATGGACTTTACTGTTGGTAACACAGATACTGCAGATAACTTTACGGTAACTACGACAATAGATAATAATCCATTAGTAGATTAATGACAGATAAATTGAATAAAATGAAAACCTCACTGACTAAAAATTTGCCAGTGAAAGACAATCCGAAATACATTATATCTAAAGATATAAAAGATGATTATGAATTTTCTCGTGAAACATATAAAAATCTTATAAAAATAGGATCTAAATCACTAGATGCTTTAGCTGAACTTGCTAGAGAGTCTGAACATCCCAGAGCATTTGAGGTATTATCTAAATCTATAAAAGACATTGGAGACACTACAGAAAAACTAATGGCACTTCAGAAAGCTAATAAAGAATTAACTGCTGAAGAAAGAGAGGAAGTTAAGAAATTAACTCAAAATAATGTCTTTATTGGTAGCACTACCGATTTACAAAGATTATTATTAGATAAAGATAAAGATAGAATCATAAATGCAGAAGATCAAGAATAGCGAATTTGGTTACTTAGGAAATCCTTCAGTAAAAAGAGATGGGGTTGAAGCTGAGTTTACTAAAGAAGAAGTTGTAGAATACCAAAAGTGTATGCAGAATCCTGCGTACTTTGCTAAAAAATATATAAAAATTATTTCATTAGATGAAGGTTTAGTGCCTTTTAATTTATATGATTATCAAGAAAAGATGTTTACAAACTTCTGTGATAATAGATTTAATATTGTATTAGCATGTAGACAAAGTGGTAAATCAATAGCATCGGTTGTATTCTTATTATGGTATGCTATATTTAATCCAGAAAAAACTATTGTTGTATTAGCTAACAAAGGTGCTACAGCTAGGGAAATGCTAGCTCGTATTACCTTAGCTTTAGAAAATCTTCCTTTCTTTTTACAACCAGGCTGTAAAGGATTAAATAAAGGATCCATAGAGTTTAGCAATAACTCAAAAATAATAGCAAATGCAACATCCTCTAGTTCAATTAGGGGATTATCTGTTAACCTATTATTTTTAGACGAGTTTGCATTTGTAGATAAAGATGCAGACTTTTATACATCTACTTATCCAGTTGTTTCATCTGGTGAAGACACTAAGGTTATTATAGCATCTACTGCAAATGGTATTGGTAATGTTTACCATAAGATATGGGAAGGTGCTACACAAAAAACAAATGAATACATTCCATTTAGAGTTGATTGGTGGGATGTACCAGGTAGAGATGAAAAGTGGAAAGAATCTACTGTTGCTAACACATCAGCACTTCAGTTTGAACAAGAATTTGGAAATACTTTTCATGGCAGAGGTAATACCCTAATAGATGCTAATCATTTATTAGCTCAAATTGCAAAGGATCCTATTCATATAAAAGAAAATGTATTTTTATATGATAAGCCAAAAGATGGCCACAGTTATGTTATCTGTGTAGATGTTGCAAAGGGTAGAGGCCAGGATTATAGTACATTTAATATTATAGATGTTTCAGAAAAGCCATTTCAGCAAGTAGGTACATTTAGAGATAATAAATTGTCGCCTATGCTATTTCCGGATATAATATACAAATATGCTATGATGTATAATGAGGCTTATGTTGTTGTAGAAAGCAATGACCAAGGTGCAGTTGTATGTAATGGTTTATATTATGATTTAGAATATGAAAACTTGTTTGTAGAATCTTCTATTAAAGCAAATGCTGTTGGGGTCATGATGACTAAAAGAGTAAAAAGAATTGGATGCTCAACCATTAAAGATTTAATTGAAGAAAAAAAATTAATGATACATGATTCACAAACTATTGTAGAGTTAAGCACCTTTGTATCTAAAGGAACTTCATTCCAAGCAATTGCTCCTAATCATGATGATCTTATGATGAATTTAGTATTATTTGGATGGTTTACCTCAACGGATGTATTTGAATCTTTAACAAACATTAACATGAAAGATTTATTGTATAGAGAAAGATTAAGAGAAATACAAGATGATATGTTACCTTTTGGTATTGTTAGAGATAGCCATGGTGTAAAGGCTGATAAATATACTAAAGACGAAGAAGGAAATATTTGGTTTGAAACCGAATGGAAAAGCAGTTTCTAATGGAAAAATTTAACGATTACTTTAATGAAAAATTCGAAGAGCCTCTAGAGCAGGAAGAGCTTCATATTGTTGTTTTAGGAAAAGGTGGAGAAGAAGGAACCTTTGCTGAATTGGCTGAGACTGTTGCAAAGAAAAAGAATATAAAATATAATTTAGTAAATGTTGAAGAAGCCTGGATATCACAAAAAGATGTTGAAATTGGCAGTGTTACTATTCAGAATTCGGATGGAAAAGATAAAGAAGTAGAAATAGAAACACATAACTCTATTATATTTGTAAGAGCAGGTGCAATTCAAACATTATCAGCACAAGCTATTATATCATCATTGCAGGTTATTGGCTTTTTCTTAATTAATGATTTAGAATCTATGTTAGCATGTGATAATAAAATGTCAAATGTTATTATGCTAGAACGAAATAATATACCTACACCAAGATCTTCTATTTTATCAAACAAAAAATCTATTGAAGATGCACATAATAGAGTTGGTGGTAAATTTCCAGTCGTTTTAAAGACTCTTACTGGCACACAAGGTGTTGGTGTATCTAAAGTTAATGATATGGCATCATTAGTTTCTGTTGCACAATCATTATGGAAATTCAATGCTCAAATTCTTATACAAGAATATTTTGATATGGAATCAGATGTAAGAACTTTAGTAGTAGATGGTAAAATAATTGGTTCAGCTGAAAGATTAAGGCAAAACGAAAAGGATTTTAGAAACAATGTCCACTTAGGTGCTAAGACAAAGCCTTACAAACTATCCCAAGAAGAAGCTGATATAATTGTAAATGCTGCAAGAAGTAGTGGTGCACTATATTGTGGTGTCGATACATGCTTACATAAAGGTAAACCTTATGTGTTGGAAGTAAATGGCTCACCAGGAATACGTTCACATTTTAATGCGTATGACCCTAGAGATGGAAAGCCATTGGGTAAAAAGACTGATGAAGAAGTAATATCCATTATTATAGATTATTTTAGCAGTGAATTAAATAGAAGACCTTTAATGCGATTAGAGGCTGGATATATAGAAACAGTTATATTGTCTGGATTGGAAGAAGATCCAATCAGGGCTAAATTTGATACAGGTAATAGTGCTACAGCCACGATGTTTCATGTTGATACGATGGAAGCTGATGGCGATTATGTTAAATGGACTAAAAATGGCAAATCGTTTAAAAGCGAAGTATTATACGTATCAGAACCAAAAAGAGGCCTAAAAGAGTTTGATAAAAGGCCTGTAATAGAACACGAATTAAAATTTAACAATAAAACATATAATGCGGAAATTGGATTGAGTACTAAAGATACTGCTTCAGAAATGTTAGTAAATCGTAAGCTTATGACTAAGTTTAAAGTATCAATAAACCCTAACCGTAGATTTATATTGAGTAATGTTACTGAGAAAAACGATGGTACGGACCATTAAGAACCATATTTATATAAATAATACTAGTGAATATCCGTATTATGAAACATATTAACTAACTCAATGAGAGGATAAAGCGATGGCATTTCAAGTATCACCAGGCGTTCAAGTCAAAGAAATTGACGCTACGAACGTCGTCCCAGCGGTATCTACCAGTATTGGTGGATTTTCGGGACAATTTAATTGGGGATCAGCAAGCGAAGTAATTCTAGTAGGTTCTGAAAACGAACTTGTAGGAAAATTTGGTTCACCTGATCTTAGCACCGCAAAACACTTTCTAACAGCGGCATCATTCTTAAAGTATGGAAACGCTTTGAAAGTAGTAAGAGTTGTTGCATCCGACGCGCGTAACGCATCTGTCGGATCTACAGAGGTCTTACTGAAAAACGAATCGGAATATCAAGCAT